ACGTGCAGTGACCTTTGGATCGTTAATCATTAGACGTAGATCGTTAATAGCTTTAATGCGTTCAACTGCCTTCTTGCCACCTTCTGCAAGTTCATCTTGAACCAGTGGGCGACCAGCCTTAAATACTGCTGCCCAATCCTGAAACTCTTTACGAGCTATAGAACGTTCAACGTCTGAATAACTTTCTTCTAATTTAACTTCGTACTCATTCTTCTTTGAGTAGTACTGCTGTAAATCTGCTGCTGTCTGTACTTCTTTGAGGAAGTCATCTACGCGCTTGTTGTACTTTAGACCCATATCCTTCATAGTCTTGTAAGCATCCCAAGAGAAGCCTGACTTGTGAGGGATCAAGAAGGCTGCGCCTTGTGGATACTTCTTAAAAAGATCAGCATTCTTTTCTACCCAAAGACCGGACTCTTCTGCGTACTTAACAATAGCAACTGTTTTCTTCTCAGATTCAGGTACTGTAAATGGAATCTGGTTAGGGAATAGTTCTACCCATTTAGCCATAGCTGCGTCATAATCGCCAGGATACTTGTCTAGCAGATTGTTCCAAGCCTGCTTAAAGTTAGCGTTACCGTTATCCTTGATCCATCCAGCCATCTCAGCCTTGAGCTGTACAGATGGTGATGCTGGCAAGAAGAATCCAAGTACAAAACGTGTACCAAGAACAGATAGCGTTGTGTTCTTAACACGCTGACGATATTCTTCCTGCTCCTGAATTGAAGGAGGAATGACGTTTCCAAACTCATCCTCTGTGGTCTTTAGTCCGTGACCTGCTGCCTCAAGATAAGTAACTGCCTTACGCCAAGCACTGGCATATTGTGAGTCACGCTCATCTGTGCTCATTGTCTCGTAAAGACGATTGACGTGAGCAGGTAAGAAGGAAGATACAAATGAACGATCTACAGCGTACTTACCCATTGTGTACTGAGTAATAGTATCTGCTGCTCCAGGAGCACCGAGTACATCTACTAGGTTTGTAAGAACTTTGATAGATACACCGGCTAATGGACCATTGAATGTAGGAATTAGTGAGTCTTGGTTTAGAGATGGTGTGAGCATCTTGACCTGAGAACCAAATTGAATAGGCATTGGTGTCTTAAACTCAGGAGAGATACCCAATCCTGCCATTGCAGTTTGAACTGCACGGTAGACTGGCTCTAAACCTGGGTAGACGAAATACTTCTCGCCTTGGTCATCTTCCTGAATCCAACCATTGTGGGCAATTCCATCATAGGTTAACGCTGCCTTACGAATAGAAGCAGGGTTGTATCGAACCATACGGTATGCACGGCGATAGAAGTCTTCAGTTGCACGATAGAAGCGTGAAAAGTTACGAACGCTAAATGCTAACTGTGTACGTACTAGCGGGTTATCTACATATTGTAATATTTGAGTTACTGCTCGATCTTCAATCAATTCAGCGAACTGACGCTTTGCACGTTCTGTTGCTTCAAGGACAGCCTTTGGATTAGTCTGATCCACCTTGCTTACTACTGACTGAATGTAGGCATCTTCCATACCAGACTTCTTCATTGACTTGCGAAGTCTAATAATCTCGTTAAACACCATAGGCTCACGTGACATACGTGCGTTAGCCATACCTAGCCACTTCCAGCCAGATGTCATAAGAGAAGCTGTAACGTTTCCTGCATCAGATATAGGAACTAGGTTAGGTCCTAGTGCGTATTCTGGAACATCGTCGGATAGTTTTGGTAGATCATCTAGTCCTAGTTGGCCTGAGATCTCCCATTTGCCATCAGCGTTCTTGTAGCGAATCTTATTGAGAAGTTCTAAGTTAATTTCTTTAATACCATTTGCATCAACGCGACGTGTTTCAAAGATCTCACGTGCTCGTGCGTAGATAATACGGGCGTGCTCTTCATCTGTTACGTTTCGTGCCTCAAGTTGTGCTAACTTGCGGAACTCTGGATTATTATCCATATAATCAAGAAGTTCACGGATGGCAACAGTTTCATCACCAAGGTTTGCTACAGCAATAGCGCCTACTTCATCATTTGCGTAGTAGTTAATACGGTAAAGCCAAGTAACCATTGATGCTTCATTCTCAGGCCCGATAGGAACGTTGGTATATCCACGTTCTCCACGTACTCTTGTATATTTAGCAGCCTTTGGATCTGTAATGACAAGTTTTTCACTGCGTACACCGTGTGATCTAGTAAACAGTGTAGCTGTTGTAATGTAGTCAGCACCACTTGTTGCGAAGTTAAAGCCACCTTCTGAGATAAGTGCTACAGAATTATCAAGATTTCCGTAGACTAAGTGTTCTGCAAGGATTTCAGCCTCATCTTCAAACATAGGACCACGACCAATGTAGGCTCTATATCGGTTTACGCGTCCTGATGTAAGGGCGGTAGCCATAATTCGGCGTGTTTCTTCTACAACATTGCGAGCAGATGTTGCTTTGAGTGCTTCAATCTCTCCGGTAAGACGTATCTTGTCTGCTTCATCTACTGCTTCGTCAAGTTCTTTTGTCTTTGCTGTCAGAGTAGCTCGTGCTTCTATAATGTCTGAATCAATTTTAGCAATTTGGGCTTCGTATTTAGCTGCTTCCTTCTTATTAAGGAAACGCATTACAGAACCCAGTGGGTTATCTGCTATATTGCCAGATTTACGTGCCGCTTCAAAGGCAGTGTTGACGCGAGTTGAAAGATAACGGCTCTTTGCTAGACCCCAAGGAGATCCACCAATAGCAAGGTGAACCATAAGATCTTCTGTTGCGTTACGAATAGCATAACGTGGACCAGCAAGAGTAAAGAATGACCAGTATCCGGTCATCTTATCAACCCACTCTTTATTTGCTTGGCCCATAACGCGGTTAATAAACCCAGAACGTACTGCTGCACGATCAATATCTACGATATTAGGAGCAGATACGCTTGTGTCAAAGTCAGACATAATGGCACCAACGCCTTCGTCTTTATCTCCAACACGAGATACTGCAAACTTAGCATCACCCTTACCTGTAAGGCGACGAACAATGATCTGTCCTGCTTCTGTGGTGTTAAGTCCACGAATCTCGGCAATGTTACTCCAAAGTCCGTAGAACATTTCCTTGCGCTTACCAATATCGGTAACAGCCTCAAATGTCTCAGAGATCATCTTTGCATCTTGCTTGGTAAATACTAAACGTGCTAGACGGTACATTTGTAGCGGAGCATCTTTTGCTTCCAAATCAAATGAATCATTCTTAAACATAGGGGCAATATTAAACTTTGCTTTAAATCTATCAATGCGAGCACCTATTGACTTGCTAGAATAACGTAGAGTTTCCTTGCCGCCAGTACCTTTTACAATGTTGATGATCTCTTCTTTGCCATCAATAAGTGCCTTAGATACACCGTCAGTTGTTGGAAGATCACCAAACATATCATCAATAAAACTAGGAGCGATTCTGTCTACGTTAAATACTCGATCTGCTGTAGTCATAGCAGTAATGCGTGCCTGACGGAAACCATCAAGACGTGGAATAATAATACGCTTACGTCCTACAGAGCCTGCCAACACTGCTACTGCTTCTTCTGTATTTTCAAAGAATGCTCGTGCTGATGCGGCGTTAGTAATCTGGTTCTTCTGGAATGCACGGATAACTTCTGGACCGTACTCAGGAGCTAGGATCTCAAGCTCACGCTTGATTGCTGCTGCCTCTTTAGGAGAACGAGACTGTGCCTTGGTATAACGATCTAGCGTTGCACCGTATGTATCCCAGAATGAGGCTACCTTTGGATTAGCAAATGTTTCTGCAACCTTCTTGCCACCGGTAACTGCCTCAAGTGAATACTTACCAATTACATAAAGACTACGTATCTTAGAAGACACTACTAGTGGATCTACGTAGAATCGAAATACTGTATCTGCTACACCTGATGTAACAGTATAAACAAGGCCATTCTTCTCAAGTGCTTCTGGAAGGATAGCATTAGCAAGTTGACGTCCTGGTGAGAACTTAGCTCTATCTACTGTAGCAAGTGTTTCGTTAAATAATGCACGTTGTTCTTCAACATCATCTACCCCAGGAATAACTTTATTCTCTGGATCTGCAAGCATAATGTACTTCATCTGTTCAGGTGTGGCAGTTGCTGCAATATCTGCAAGGCTCTCACGAGACTTGATACGCATAGCGATATCTACTGCATCTTGACCGTAGAGGCTCTTAGCCTTTTCAATACGACCTTCGTTGTAGACTTTATCGCCTTTGTCATTTGCTTTATCCCAAGCAAAACCAAGTTTGCCTTCATTAACAATAGGAATAGCAATAGCACGGTATGCACGAGTAGTTGCATCAGCAACTTCAATAAGACCCTTAAATGCTAAAGTTAAAGGATTGTAGTGAAACGCAGTTGATAGCCAACCCTTACCTGGCTTTTCAATAGGATCTTCCTGGCCAAAGGTCTTGACCATATCCTCTTGCTGATCTGCTGGCATCTGTTGATATGTCTTTTGTGCAACATCTGCAGGTAGGCTAAGGAGTTCCTTATGCTTATTTACTTTCTTAGAAAGAATATCAATCTCACGCTTTTGCTCTGGCGTTAAGCCAGCAGCGTATGCGGCTGCTTTTAGATTGTCAGCCATTAATTACCCCGCGATAGTGCGTCCTGGTATAGAACAGCAATCTCTCCTGTGGTATCAAAAGGAAGCATCTGTGCCAAAGTATCTGAAAGTTTATTTGTAACCTTTTTAATCTGTAAAGCAGATGATCCAGGACCTGCACCCATATCAATACCTGATGTAATAGGTTCGTTAGGACGTTCTGTTTCTGCATATAGTCCTGTGACAGGAGCTGACTCTTGACGTAGTCTTCCTGTTGGTCCTGAGACTGCATCAGCAGTCTTTGCAAGCGGAGCGCCGGATTTAATATCGGCAGTCTCTACACCTTCGCCATAAGCGATGGAACCCATCTGTAAATTATCTGTACGCGTGGCATATTTGCCAGGACCTGCTGGACCAGCCAATGGATTCATCGGTGCTGTTGTCATCGGTCCTCCTCTAAAGTCTCTAAGTCTTGCGCCATCTGTTGCCACGCCTGATTAGTTTCAGTCTTATGGTTAGAATGGTAAATGCTTAATTCATATAATGATTCAAAGAATCCTGATACAACTTGTGTAAAGTTATATGCAGCTTCTGCAACTATTACTACAAAATCGGAAGAGCGTATAGGACGACGTATTTTATTATTATCCATCGTCCTATACACCTTCCACTAAAATAATTAACCCTTTTTTGCTTTCTTGCCTGGGCGACCTGCTGGCATCATTGATGCCATTACCTTACCGCCGGCTGGCTTGGAGTGATCCTTCTTGCCTTCCTTTGGCTTTGCCATTGGTGCGGCTGCGCGTGATCCTTTATTCATATTTCCACCTCCTCTGCTTATGCTGCGCCGGTGATGCCGGCTAGTAGTTGTGCTATATCGGGACGTTGACCAGCAGCAGGGGCCGAACCAGCTTGTGTTTGTGTAGGTTGCTGCGAGGCAGGGGCGGGGGCCGCACCTGCTGCTGGAATCTGTTGCTCCATACCTGGTGCCATAGGTGGCATCTCTGGGGTTGGTGCTGGTACTGGTTCTGGTGTAAATGCTTTTTCAATAATGTTTTCTAGGGCTTGTCCCTTTTGGCGACCTTGGATAACAGCAGCGATACGGCTGATAATCTCTGAAGGGTCTTGGCCTTGCGCCGCGAGTGCTGGTATCGCCTGTGCATACTGAGCAACAGCAACGCGCAAAGAATCGCGCATTTCTTCAATGTCAACACGTTGTTCCTCCTGTGTAACGTTAAGATCCATTGGGATCTCACGGCGTACATAGTCGCGTGATACGAGTTTGTCCGAACGCATTTGTAGTAAAGCAATGATGGCACGGTTAGGATCCATACCAGACATAATGCCGTAACGTACATCTACGCCATATTCACCCTTGATATCACGTGATGGGATGTACTTGAGTACATAAGGTGTTCCATCGTCGGTTCCCTTGATTGTCTTTGGGATACCGCCAAATACTTTCTCGTCTGCCTCAAAGCAGATTGAAACAAGTTCTGTAAATAGTCGAGCAAACTGTGCTTGTGCTGCCTTGATCTGTGTATCAAAACCAGCCTGTAGAGCTTGTACTCCACGACCTGTGATAACAGATGCGTCCATATTGCCTGAGCGAGACTCTGGATAACGAGCACCCATACGTAGTTCACGCTCTAGCACACCGGATTCTGTAAAGACTCCAGGTGGTAGTTCTAGTGGTACACGACGGATGCCTTGCGGATTAGCAGAACGCATAATTGCATCTGGTCCAAGGGCTAATTCTTGCACATCTTGTGGGATAGCAATAGGTGCCTGAATAGACTTTTCTGCTGCCTGGATCTGCAAGATGGCAAAGCGAGCACGGGCCAGTTGGACGGATAGTACATCATCAAACTGACCGCGTGCTTCGCCATCTAAGGAGGAACGCATAACGGTACGTGCCATACACTTGCCAAGAATGTTTGGCGTTGAGGAAAGAACTAAGTTCTTACGCTCAGGTAGATATAGCAGGTCTTGATCTTTATCGTGGTACTTGACCATCGAGACATACGGTGAAGATAGTTGATACTGATTACGTCCTAGGATCTGCTCATAGAACTCTGGGTATTGCGCTGCAAGTGTTTCTGCATCGGTAATAATAACCTGAGTAATAGATAGAGTTCTTCCATAACGATCTAACTCTGGGTAGATGCCGAATGGATTGAGCATACGGATACGAGGATTGTTATCATCGTAATCCATCTCAACCATACCAACACACATACCGTAGGTGTTATACCAATCGGCTGCGGTGTACATCTGGAGCTGTAGATCAGAGTTTGAGACATAGAAGTTGGCAATGCGTGTGCGAGTATCTGCCATCTTACGTGCTGAATCAGAAACCATATTGGTTGCTGAACAATTAAAGGATGGCAGTGGCGCCATTGCTTCTGCTAGGTCACGTGCTGCTACGTCAATGAAGTTGGCAACGAGAGGCTTTGGATAGTCCTCTGAGAACATCGAAGGAAATACCTTGGAGATATCTCCTTGACGTACCGAAAGTACATCACGCATACGCTGGTCACGCGCTGATGAGCGTGTGCG